AGAGTCAAGCGTATTGACACTTTGCCAATCATCACTAAAATAGGTTTAAAATGAAAATATACGTTACAAAACGATCAGGACAGCAAGAAATACTCACACTAGAAAAATGGCAAGCGCAGATAGCAAAAATTTGTACGGGAATAGCTGATGTAAGTCAATCCATGATAGAAATTAAGGCTCAACCACATTTCTATGATGGAATTACAACAAGAGAAATAGATGAAATTACACTAAGAGCAGTTGTTGATTTGATTGATGTAGAATCAAATCCGGACATCGGGCATACTAATTACCAGTATGTTGCTGGAAAACAAAGACTAAGCATGTTGCGTAAAGATGTTTACGGAGATTATAATCCTCCGCGTCTATACGAAATAGTAAAAAGAAATGTAGAAACAGGACTGTATACCAATGACTTATTGAATTGGTACACCGAAGAAGAATGGGATAAGATGGACACGTTCATCGACCATGCCAAAGACGAACAATATAGTTATGCTGCTATTGAGCAATTAATTGAGAAGTATCTTGTAAAAAATCGTTCAACAAAGCAAACATATGAAACTCCTCAAGTAAGATACATGATTGCGGCTGCTACTGTTTTTCACAAAGAAGAACCGTTATCTGCTAGAATGCGTTATATAAAGGAATACTACAATGCTGCGTCGGATGGTTTATTCACTCTCGCTACTCCTGTTCTTGCTGGCCTTGGTACCCCAACCAAACAATTTAGTTCATGTGTTCTTATACGTAGTGACGATGATCTCGATAGTATTTTTGCTAGTGGTGAAATGATGGCTAAGTATGCTAGCAAACGAGCTGGCATTGGTTTAGAGATTGGTCGTCTAAGACCACTGGGCTCGCCTATTCGTGGTGGTGAGATTATGCACACGGGTATGATACCTTTTTTGAAAAAATGGTTTGGCGACTTACGCAGTTGCAGTCAGGGAGGTATTCGCAATGCTAGTGCTACAGTTTTTTATCCTATATGGCATCATCAGTTTGATGATCTTATTGTACTTAAAAACAATCAAGGAACCGAAGAAACAAGAGTCCGTCATATGGATTATGGGGTTGTGTTGTCGAGTTTCTTTTGGAGACGATTTAGAAACAAAGAAAACATTACCTTTTTCGACCCTAACGAAGTTCCCGACCTCTACGAAGCATTCTACAAAAACACAAAACGATTCGAAGAATTGTATGTAAAATATGAGAAACAATCAGGTTTGCGTAAGAAAACGATTAGCGCAGAAGAAGTTTTTAAAAGTGGAATATTAAAAGAGAGAACAGATACAGGTCGTATCTATCTCGTATTCATTGATAACGTCATGAATCAAGGTCCGTTCGATCCTGAATATCATACAATCTATCAATCAAATCTATGCTGTGAAATACTATTACCTACTCGTCCTTTTAAGCGCCTTGATGACGATTCCGGTCGCATTGCATTATGTACACTCGGCAGTATTAACTGGGGGTCGTTTCGCAACCCTGAAGATATGCGTAGGGCTTGCCGCATTTTGCAGCGCAGCCTATGCAATATCCTCGACTATCAGGATTTTCTAAGCATTCAAAGTAAACTAAGCAACGATGAAATACAACCATTGGGCATTGGAGTCACCAATCTAGCATACTGGCATGCAAAGCGTGGACTAAAGTATGGCGAGAAGGATGCACTACAAGAAGTAAAGAGTTGGATGGAACATCAAGCCTTCTATCTTACAGAAGCCACAGTTGAACTTGCTAAAGAACGCGGGAAATGTGTAGACAGCGATAAGACACGATATGGTCAAGGAATCTTTCCATGGGAGTTAAGAGCCAGTGGAGTAAACGAATTAACTAATTTTACTCCTGAATTAGATTGGGAAAGTTTGCGAAATGAAATGAAGAAACATGGAGTACGCAATGCAACATTGATGGCTATCGCACCTGTAGAAAGTAGTTCAGTTGTTATAAATTCTACAAACGGCATTGAAATGCCTATGTCTCTGATTTCGGTTAAAGAATCTAAGGCGGGATCATTTACACAAGTAGTGCCAGAATATCATAAACTTAAAAACAAATATCAATTAATGTGGGAGCAAAAAGACTGTGTGGGATATCTCAAGACTGCTGCTGTACTTGCAGCATATGTTGATCAAAGTATTTCTACCAATACTTTTTATAACCCTGCTCATTTCGCAAATCGTAAGGTACCTACTACGCTGATTGCAAAAAATCTCATGCAAAGTCATTTATGGGGTATAAAAACTTTTTATTATAGTTTGATTAATAAACAAGGTGCAAAAGCTGTAGAGCAGGAAGAGCCTGTACAATCACAAACCGTTGAAGCATTTGACGAAGAGGATTGTGAGGCTTGTAAGTTATGAAAATAGGAATATACGGAGACAGCTACGCATCATCAAATAGTAAAGAGGCTGTAAAATGGTTTGAATTAGTTGCTGATGGATTAGAAAAAATGTCTAATCCTAATAAAAAATCATGGTTATCATTTCTTAAAAAAGATAAACCATTGTATGATTTGCAATACGGAGAAAAAAATACAGTTACATTGTACTCTTTGGCGGGTAGTTCTTTCTTTTACACATATACAAAATTTTTAGAAACATATAAGGACAATGATCTTAACATTGTGCTTGTAACAGGTGCTACAAGATACAGCAAATTTGTAAACTTAACCAGTGTAAAATTTAATCATGTGGTCACAGGTGAAGGCCATATTGATGCATTGATAAAAATGTACGGCGACAAACTTACTCCAGTTGACAAAAATAAACTTATACATCTTCGAGGTTGGTTTAGATCGGTAGACGAAGAATATCACAAAGTTGCTACAGATTTAATGTTAGATAACATGGAGAGATTACATAAAAATACAATTTTCTTTCCATCATTTTCAGGAGCATTAATAACCAAGGAAAGAGAACAAAAACAGGGCATTATTGCTGACATGCATTATATGCATTCTTTTTGGCTTAGACAATTAGAACTTCTAAATTTACCTTTAGAAAATTTTAATAGCCCTGAAACAGGAAACTTGTGCGGGCATTTAGGTCCAGAATTCAATGAATTTTTTGCAAACATGATCTTACAAAAACTAAAAACTGGTGTATGGAATCACGATGGTTTCATGGACATTAAATTAAAAAATTCACTTACATTTTATTATAAGGTAGAAAATAAATGAGTAAACAACAATACAATCTAAAAACAAAAACAAATTATCTTACACGCAAAATGTTTTTGGATCCCGAAGGCCCGGTAACCATTCAACGGTTTGAAGAAGTTAAGTACAATAAGATTCAAAAATTAGAGCAAACTGCCCGAGGTTTCTTTTGGGTGCCTGAAGAAATTAGTCTTACTAAAGACGCACAAGATTTTAAAGATGCAAGTGATACAGTAAAACATATTTTTACTAGTAATCTATTAAGACAGACAGCATTGGATAGTTTGCAGGGTCGTGGACCCAGTCAAATTTTTACACCGGTTATATCATTGCCTGAATTAGAAGCCTTAGTATATAACTGGACATTCTTTGAAACTAACATACACAGTCGCAGTTATAGTCATATCATTCGTAATATCTATAATGTACCTAAAGAAGTATTCAACACTATTCACGATACAAAAGAAATTGTAGATATGGCAAGTAGTGTTGGGAAATATTATGATAGGTTACACCAAATTAACTGTGCAGCAGAACTAGATGGTCACATTGCAGAAGAAGATCATATTAAAGCAATCTATCTAGCTCTGCACGCCAGTTATGCATTAGAGGCATTCCGATTCATGGTGTCGTTCGCTACAAGCCTAGCAATGGTAGAGAACAAAATCTTTATCGGTAATGGTAATATTATCAGTCTCATTTTACAAGACGAACTGCTGCATAAAGAATGGACTGCTTTTTTAATTAATCAAGTAGTCAAAGAAGATTCAAGATTTGCTCAGGCCAAGCAGGAATGCGAAGCAGAAGTTTATCAAATTTATATGGATGTAATTAGAGAAGAAAAAGAGTGGGCTGATTACTTGTTCAAATTTGGTCCTGTAATAGGGTTGAATGCACAAATTCTTAAAGATTTTGTAGATTATACTGCCTTTCACGCATTAAAAGAGATTGGTATCAAGTATAATCAATCAGCACCCAAAACTACTCCTATACCGTGGTTCAATAAACACAGCGATACAAGCAAAAAACAAACTGCGTTACAGGAAAATGAAAGTACTAATTACATTATTGGTGTTATGAGTGACCAGCTTAATTATGATGAATTACCACAATTATAAGAAAGGAAATAAAAATGAAAGCAGTTGTTTGGAGTAAGTATCATTGCACATTTTGTGATCAGGCAAAAGCACTTTTAAATCAAAAGGGTATACCTTTTGAAGAAAGAAAAATAGGAGACGGTTGGACAACCGAAGAACTATTAGAAGCTGTACCAACAGCTAGGACAGTTCCACAAATATTTTTAAATGAAGAATATGTTGGTGGATTTATGGAATTAAAACAGCGGTTAGCTGCATAAGGAAAATAATGGAAATAATAGTTGATGAAGTGTTTAGTTTTAAACTAAACAGCGGAGAAGAACTTATCGCAAAAGTTAAAATAATTGATAATAATGCAATTATTGTAGAGGAACCTGTATCTGTGGCTCCGGGACCACAAGGTATGGGATTAGTTCCAAGTCTTTTTACTGCTGAACCTCATGGTTTAGTAAGACTAAATACTAATAGTATTTCTTTAATTGCACCTACTGAAGATAATGTCAAGATGAAGTATCTTGAAGCTACAACAGGAATTAAGGTGCCTAGTAAAAAAATAGTATTAGGATAACTATGCCACAATTAAGTCGAAAAGGTGATAAAAATACAACAGGTGGACAAATTGTACGAGGGGCAGCGACTGTCTTTTGTAACAATATTCCTGTTGGATTGCATTCAAGTTTAATAACGCCTCATTCACCTTTCGGCAAACCACATCCTCCGCACAGGGCAGCGCAAACAACTGAGGGTAGTCCTACAGTTTATGCAGAAAATTGTCCTGTGTTGCGAGTAGGATCTGGAAATACATGCGGGCATAAAATAATTCAAGGTAGTTCTGACGTTTTCTGCCCATGACAACAGCAAAAGAAACACCCTTAGGAATAAATTTACATTCTGGATTCCTGCAAAATTGTGGATTAACAATTAATCCCGATGCCGCAGCGCACATGGGCACAAGTTGTAACAATTTAAGATATAAATTTGGTAGTGTTGTTAATTCTTCGTGTTTGTTTTGGATTACATGGGCCATACACGATGCGTACAATCGAGGTGTAGTATTACAATCACCAGCCGGAACAAGTGTATATGACAATCTAATTTCTATAGGAAGTGGCGTTTCTGAGTTACTTGGAAATAGTAAGCCCCCTACTTATAATGCACAAGATCCAAGTGATGCTCAAATTCCTGCTGATACTCCTACATGGTATCATGAAGGAGAACCAGCTACAACTGGTTTTGCGATTGCAGGTATAGGTGGTTCAGAAGGACAGGGACAGACTGCCAGTTGGCTCCCCTACAATATGACAAATCCAAATCATTCTGTAACGCAATGGGGATTTGTGCGTTGTTGGGCATTACAGGCAAATAATGAATTTAATTGGAATGGTGGCACACTTGCTACAGGTAATTCTTGCTCACCGGTTCAGTATAAAGATTTTTTAGCATCGTTTGATACTGTAGCATCTTTTATCGATTATAATAATATTTCTGCATGTTTAATAGAGAATGCACCGGAATACCTTAAGGGTGTTTATAGTAATATGAACGACCTTACAAGTGCAGACGTTTTAGGTGTCTCATTAAGTGATTGTTTTGGAACAGATTGTATTACAGCAGGTAAAGTCATCGATTTGTCCAAAATAGATAAATTTGGTTTGCCCTCAGTACTATTACAGACCATTTACAAAAATCATGCGATGTCACAATCTTTAAATCTAGCTTTACTTTCTGCTGGATTATCTCCTGAAGAAATTATTGATATCAGTAATGAAACTGCTACATTTGTAACAAAAGACCAAGAAGTACAAATTTATGGAGCTTTTTTGGTAATTGTAGGATCAGATTTACAGGACATTCTTGTACCGTTGAATTGTAAAACACCGGGACTTATAACATTGGCAGATGTGTTGGATGTACGAAAATTATTTCCGTGTAGTTACAAATCTATTACAGTTCCTGTGTATAATACTACCCCCGGGCCAACAAATAGTAAAACTTATTATCCAGTATTTGAAAATGAAGGAACAAGCCCTAGACTCAACAATCCTGTAATTGTTGAACAAGTAGGAACTGTTGTTCCTGCAGGTGATCCCCCTGTTGTTCCAAGAGATACACCTCCTGTCACTGTTGAAGCTGTCAAACCTGTCGCGCCTAATGCACCTTTGAATCCTGTAGTAGTTTCACCTCCTGCTGTTGTAGAAGCGCCGCAAGGCGGTGGTGGTTGTGTAGCATTGGAAAGTTATGTTCCTTATGTAGAGCAACAAATTTATAACGAACAACCATTACAATTTGCCTATCAATTATGTGAGGGACACTCAATTTATTTGGCTGATGAAGTTACGCTAGAAACAAAACTAGGTAAAATTACAACAGCTATAAATGAATTACAGCCATGTGTCAGAATAATTACAGAGGAAGGTATATCTTTAGTATGTTCTACAACTGCTCCTATCCCTACACAGGAGAATGGAATAGTAAAAGCACCGCAAACATTATTGGAAAAGGTTGGTGTTTTGCGTAACAAGCAAGTTTATTGGAGTACGGTTGTAAAAGTAGAAAGTGTTGGGTATAAATTTGTTAGAGCCATAGATACTGGAGACAATAGTTTTTGGGCTGGAGAACAACCTGATTCATTTATTTTACATCATAATATCAGAGTTAATCTTGAAAATGCGGAAATAAGAAAGAACTAAAATGGCAAACACTCCAAACTTTCAAAAACCACCTGAGGGATTAGGAAGTTACCTTGCAGGTATACTTCCTGAAGATGTAGGACTTGCAGCCGGAGCATTTTCATGGACAATGCAACAAGTCAAAAATATTAGAAATGTTGATTTTGAAAAATTTGCACAGGTCGCTGCGTCAATCGAAGTCACAAATGCTAGATTGAATTTAATTAATGGAACTGATGTACCTGTTAACAAACCTAAAGCTGCTGAAGCTGCAATTATATTACAATTAGGTAGTGGACCAAATGGTACTTATACGGCGAGTGACTTTTTTGGCTGCATGTCTGGGCTTCCGTATAGCTGGAGAGAACTGCAATCAACACTATTAGCAGCACAAACAACAAAATTACAAAACATTTACCAAGAATTATTCTTAGCTGTAACTTGGGAAGGAGCTGAAGTTTCAGTTATTGTTGAAACTAGACAAGTTGAAATTGCTCCGGGGCCTCCCCCTGTTTATCAAACAGAATATAGATGTGCAGGTTTTACTATAGTAAATAAAGGCGGTGGCTACCATAGAGGTACAGCAGTTAATCCAATCATTACTGCAAGTAACGGCGGTTCAGGTACAGGTATTGTAGGAACTAGTCCCTCGGGAGCACAGTCACTTGGTGGAGGAACTTACGGCAGAGTAAATTCCGCTACACTAACAAGTCCGGGCAGCTGGGTATTATCTCCTCCTACTGCGACAATTGAATATCCTCCAACTAGCACACTACCTGTACAGGCTAGCGGAACAAAATCTACCGGAGGCTCAAATACTGCTTATGGTACTGTTGGTTGGCCTAGTCCAATGAACACGGTAGTGCAAGCGTATATAAATCAAGCAAATGCAGAAATAGTTTTTATAAGTCAGTCAAAACGCCCAACTGTTCAAAAATTAAATACCATTTATAATTATAATGGAACACAACTTGAGATTGAACAACGAGCAAGATACCAAGCATTAGATCCGGTACCTATTCCTAGAGATCGCTGGGTAACGCATTATCCTACAAATATTTCGGCATTTGTTGATAATATAGGCACCAGTTATGCTCATTCTACAAAACCACACATGTATGCTCAAACTTTAGAAGCTATTGCTGATTTATCTAATGTATGCGGTCAAAGTTTAGTGGGTTTAATGAGACAAGAGCGCAATCGTGAACGTTTAGAAAGTCTGCCTATACCATTAGATAATACAGTGCCATGCGAAAATGATGCATTAGCTCCGTTGTTAATAAGTAATGGAACAGCAGCAGCCGGTATAAAAGGAGTTGGTGTGCCAGTAAATGGCATTAACGGAAACCCGAATGATCCTACAACTACATTTACATCCCCTGCAAGTTTAGTTCAAAAGTTAAACTCATCTCCGCCTGTGCCTTTAGCAAATGTAGCAATTACTGGAACAGGTGGCACTATAAGTTTTGATCAACCTAATAGTACAGTACAACGCGGACAACCTGTAGTGGTTAATGGCAATCCTAGTGGCACCGGCACAATACCTAGTTATGTGAACCCCACAACATTTTTTATTACAGATACAAATGGTACCACTACAGCAACGCTGTCGCCGACTAAAAATGGTAGCCCAGTTCCTACGACAGCTGGAACTACAACAGGACTTACATTTACTATAACACCGGAAAGTCCAGCCGATAGCACAATTAATCCTATTCCAGCTGGATATTTTGATCCCAATACAAATAGATACATTTTAACAAATGCGGTAACACCTTTAGTAGATTCAAGTCCTGTAGGAGCAATCCTTAAGGTACAAAATTTAAATCCAAACACAAACACCAATCTACTAGGTCCACCCGGAATCAATCCAATAGCAGTTGTGTTTACTGGGGCAGTTACACCAACCGGTCAGGGTACACCATTAGATAACGGCAGACCTGCTTTTCCTGGAAGTTTTGCAGGATCACCAATTTCAAATGCTTTACCACCGGAACTCAATGCTAAATATACTTCTGCTATATTACTACCCAGTACATATACCACAGCAGAAGCTATTGATGAAGTAATTAAATGTAATTGCGATTGTTGGGTAGATTAATATCCAAATTTCTTGTTGTATTTTATGATAAAACATATAATGTAACATGTCAATTTTCTTGCCATTTCTTTGGCAAAGTAGAAAGGAGTTGAAAATGGAAACAACTATAAAAACATTCAACAAACTTTTGGGTTTGTTGTTGCTCGCATTCATAGTGAATGCTATTACAAATTGGAAATTAGAAAGCACAGGTAATGAAAGTTTACTTGAAGTTACCAAAAAAACAAAGTCGTATGTTTCTGCTGGTAATGTAGACAGAACACTTGATTGCCTTGCTATGAATGTATATAAAGAAGCAGGAGGAGAACCTTTTGAAGGAAAGGTCGCCGTAGCACAAGTAACACTCAACCGAGTTGACCATCCTGCTTTTCCTAAAGACGTTTGTGCTGTAGTATATCAAAAAAATATGATCATGGAGAAAGTAGTATGTCAATTTAGTTGGTATTGCGAAGCCCATAATACAAAAAAGCCTAAAGACAAAATTTACGAAGAAAGTTATGCAGTAGCTAAAAAGGTTTTGTTAGAAGGATTTCGTTTAGATTCACTACAAGATGCACTTTATTTTCACGCAGTTCATGTAAACCCAAGATGGCCACATGAAAAAATTACAAAAATTGGTAACCATATTTTCTATAGGAGCAGAACATGACATATGTTATTACAGCTATGAATTTTGTTAAAGATTTTATCTACAACAAACTTAATAAAATTTCAGCAGAAACACTAGGATGGCTAGCGAATATTTCGTTACATGCCGCAACAATACCTTCATTTTTTGCACTTATGACAGGGTTGACTGATAAACCACCAGCTGTTGATTTGGTTTTGATGATCTGGGCTACATTGGGTCTATTGTTTTTTAAGGCAGTATTGCTTAAAGATTTGCTAAACATTGTGACCATTGGTGTTGGGTTTGTGTTACAGGCAACTGTAATGGCTTTGATATTTTTTAAGTGAAGTAGTATTAATTAAATACTTTACTTAAGGAGAGTTATGAGTTATTTATTTACAAGCGAAAGCGTTAGTGAAGGTCATCCTGATAAGGTAGCTGATGCTATTAGTGATGCGATTCTTGATTTAATGATGGAGCACAGAGATCCTTCATTAAGATGTGCATGTGAAACACTTGTCACTACAAACAAGGTTGTAGTTGCAGGCGAGTTTAAAGGTACTTTACATCCTTTACATGTCGATAGCGCAGTTCGCAAAGTTGTAAAACAAATTGGATATGAGCAAGAAGGATTTGATTGGCGAAAACTTACTGTAGATAATCTACTACACGGGCAAAGTGCAGATATTGCACTTGGTACTGACAGTTTTGGTGCAGGTGATCAAGGCTTGATGTTTGGGTATGCATGTAATGAAACTTCAGCATATATGCCAAGTGCAATATATTGGAGTCACCGTATTGTAGAAAAATTAACAGAACTTAGAAAAAACGGCGTAATGTCATGTCTAGGTCCAGATGCAAAAAGTCAGGTAACCTTTGAATATGATGAAAATAACAAACCACTAAGAATTGCTAAGGTAGTTTGTTCAACACAACATACAGAAGATACTGAAATTAATGCATTACGAAAGGCTGTTGAAGGCGTAATTCGTGCTTTACTACCACCGAACTATATAGATAATGATACTCAATTTTTTATTAATCCTACTGGTCGTTTTGTTATTGGTGGTCCCGATGGCGATACTGGTCTCACTGGAAGAAAAATTATTGTCGATACTTATGGGGGCTATAGTCCTCACGGTGGCGGCGCTTTTAGTGGTAAAGATCCTACTAAAGTCGATAGGTCAGCCGCTTATATGATGCGCTATATTGCTAAGAATATTGTAGCAAGTGGTCGTGCAGATTGGGCTACATGTCAAATTAGTTATGCTATTGGATTAAAAGATCCTATGAGTTTTTACATAGAATGTGAGGACAAAGCACTAGCAAGAGACTTAACAAATTTAATTCCAAAAGTGGTTGATCTTACCCCTAAAGGAATTATTGATAGATTTGATTTATTTCAACCAATTTATAGTAAGACAACAAACTATGGTCATTTCGGTAAACCTGATTTGCCATGGGAAAAGATAGACTTATTTTAATGGATGAAGATAAAAGCAATCTTGCCAAAGGTAGAGATAGCTTTGATGCTACAATAGGCAACAACCTCGTCCAATTTTTTAATAAAAACATTACCCCCTACCCTACTGAGGTAGGGGCTCCCAAATTTGACCTTGTTCCTGTAACAAAACAAAAGGACATAATGGTCAATGTTGCACGATTACATGCTCAACAAGAGTATGATAGAATTATGCAACTTGTTGAAGTATTACAAAAACAAGCGCAAGAAATTAAGCGTAGGCTTGATCTCACTAATATGGTAAATCAAGCTAAATATGATTTTCAGACCTATCATGGACAATTTTATTGGTTAGTATTTGATCATAAAAAAAATTTTACGAGACTTACATTAATGGGTCCTAAAGATTGGTCAACTGGAAAACCAGAAGAATATGAATACATATGTAGAGTAAAGTGGTTGGGTGATTATACTTGGTTAGAAGTAGACAATGAAGGAAATCCGATATGATATCTAAAAGTCCTGCTAGAGGAACTTTTCAACAAGAAAGTTCAAAAAAGAAACTTCTTGATCCTACTAAAAGTGAGGAAGAAAGACAATCCGCCATTGACCTTTTAGAATTATATTCCTCTTGGGATGCTACAAGAAATGAGCAGGAAAACGATCCCAAATGGCAAAAAAATAATTTGGAGTATAACCTGCGTTCTACTGGTTGGATTTTAGAAAAAGTTCGTAGTAGCGACAAATATGCACAAAATTTATACGCTGCCATGTGCAACAGAGACTTTACAAAAAATGATGTTTGGCCTATACTAATAGAACAAAAATGGAGCTGCTCATGGAGACACGCAGGCGGAATTATTGCTGACATGAGACAAGAAGGTGATTACATTGATTGGTATTGTTCAGGAATAGGCGACGGATTGGGTAACGGAGACAAGACCGGGGAAAAGGGATATGTGCCTGAGGGTGTTGTAACAGATGAGATTCGTGAGGACTTATTTAAATTAGGCTGGATTGTTTTAGATGATGAGGATAATTTAGATGTATAAATATCTTGTGTGGGTTAGAATTAATCCATATCAAACAGCAAATACTTATGTGTATGCTAACAATGATTATGAAGCAAAAATGTTAGCAGAAGCACAATATGGTGTAGGGAACGTTCTTAACTATACGAGGGTACACGAAGATGGCATACAGTGAAAAGGTAATTGATCATTACGAAAATCCAAGAAATGTTGGTAGTTTTGGTAAGGATGATGAAGATGTTGGAACAGGTATGGTTGGTGCACCTGCATGCGGTGATGTTATGAAACTGCAAATAAAAGTAAATCCAAATACGGGGTTAATAGAAGATGCGAAATTTAAGACATATGGGTGCGGGTCAGCAATTGCTAGCTCTAGTCTTGTCACGGAGTGGGTTAAAGGAAAATCCCTCAACGAGGCAGCGACAATTAGAAATACACAAATCGCGGAAGAACTCGCCCTCCCCCCAGTCAAAATCCATTGTTCAATCTTGGCCGAAGATGCGATAAAGGCTGCTATAGATGACTATAGAAGTAAACATCAAATCGCCGTGCAATAATATATGTAAATTGAATAGTGATTATGTTTGTATAGGATGTAAGAGGACTATTGATGAAATATCAAGTTGGTCCTCTTATACCAATTTACAACGACAACAAATAATCGATAGGCTTAACAATGAGCAACGAGCAAACAAAAATTAAAACTTCAAAACGCCGTCACCGCGATGAAAATGCAGTAAAACGGCAAGTACGCATAGCAAAACAAAATGGATTACATTTTAATGATAAATTAATTAAAGAACCTCATAGATTAGAAAAACACCATGCTATGGATTGTGGAGATCCCGGATGTATTTTATGTGGTAATCCCAGACGAAATAAAATGTTTAAAACTAAAGATAAATTAACAGCACAAGAACGAAGAATGTTTCAGGATGCAGATACCCCCAATGATAAACATAGTAATGGACTGCCACCTGCAGATGATAAATGAAAGTATTGTTACTTGGCGGAAATGGTTATATAGGATCAAAATATTTTAGAAATTGTAAATTTACAATTCAAAGTGTAGATATTTGTTTATTTAATAAAAATTTGAATTACTCTTATCCAGTTAATTATGATTTTTTAGACATAAGTAATTTTGATGTAATAGTTTGTTTAGCAGGGCACAGTAGTGTTCCTATGTGTGAACACAGCCCCGAAATAAGTTGGGTTAATAATGTCACATATTTTAAAAATCTTTGTCAAAAATTAAAACATAATCAAAAATTAATTTATGCTTCAAGTGCTAGCGTATATGGAACATCTGCCGGAGTTTCTACTGAACAGTCACAAATAAACTTTAATGTGTTAAATCACTATGATCTTCAAAAAATAACTATAGATTTAATTGCCAATAAATATATTGCCGAGGGTAAAAATATAATTGGATTAAGATTTGGCACTGTTAATGGTGCCAGTCCTAATACTAGAAGTGATTTGATGATTAATTCTATGGTTATTTCTGCTATTAACAACGGGATTGTTAATGTAAAAAATTCTCATATAAGGCGTGCAATTTTGGGTATTAATGATTTATGCAACGCTTTAGATATCTGTATAGAAAAATCTGTAAAACCTGGACAGTATAATCTTTCATCTTTTAATAGTACAGTAAATGAAATAGCACACCAAGTTTCAGAAATTACAGGTGCTAAAATTGTTACTTTGCCTAATGACAAATTAGCATACGATTTTGAGTTGAGTACAGACAAGTTTTCAGAAGAAACTGGTTATACTTTTGTAGATACAATATCTTATTTAATTACAGACTTAAAAAATCAAATGCATAAACTTAATTTTGATGTGAGAGACAATGACAGATTCTTTAAACTATACTATACTCAATAATTGTTTATGTTGCGGTAGTACAAATCTAACAAAAGTTTTAGATTTAAAAGATCAACCTCTTGCCAATTCATATGTTGAAAACATTGATAATACAGAAAATTATTATCCATTAGCACTAAACTATTGTAATGACTGTACACATTTACAATTAACAGTAGGAGTTGATCCTGACTTATTATTTAAAAATTATCTTTATGTAAGTGGTACAACTAAAACATTGCGAGACTATTTTCAGCGTTTTGTTAATATAGTTCAAAATCATATGCCTTATACGGGTCCATATCATGTGTTGGACATTGCATGTAATGATGGATCACAATTGGATGCATTTAAAGCACAAGGGCATCATACATATGGAATTGATCCTGCTGAAAATTTACACAAATTAAGTAGCATAAACCACAAAGTTATCTGTGACTACTTCACTAAAGAATCTGTAGAAAAATTAGGAGTTAGTAATTTTGATGTTATTATAGGGCAAAATGTATTTGCACATAATACATATCCTAAAGAGTTTTTACAATTATGTTATGATAAACTTAATTCAAATGGACGATTGTATATACAAACAAGTCAGGCTGATATGGTAAAATATGGTCAGTTTGATACAATCTATCATGAACATATTTCTTTCTTTAATATCAAGTCTATGGCAACATTAGCCAATAGTGTAAATTTTTATTTAGAAGATGTTTTTAAAACCGACATACATGGTACAAGTTATGTTTTTGTTTTAACGAAAGATATTAATTACGACAACACAAAAATTTGTATCGAAAAAGAACCTAACCAAACACTTGAGAGTGTTAAAGAATTTGCTGATAAAGCAATTAGTGTGGTAACTAAACTTAAAGAAGAATTATCATTATTTAAATTTTGTTATACAGTTGGATATGGTGCTGCAGCCAAAGGAAATACTCTTTTAAATTTTGGAGAAATAGACTTTGATTACATTGTTGATGATAACCCTCTAAAAGTGGGGCTTTACACACCCGGAAGAAAAATAAAAATAGTGTCTTTGGATGAAATGGTTAAAATTGCAGATGATAAATCTGTAGTTTGGGTACCGTTATCTTGGAATTTTTTTGATGAGATACAAAAAAGAATCAAAGACAAATATAGCCATCCAACTGCTTTTGTTAAATACTTTCCGTCAATGCAAGTAATATTGGAACCAAACGAATGAAAACTGTAATTACACATTTTTATAATGAAGAATATTTATTACCGTGGTGGTTAGAACACCATAAAAAACTTTTTGATTTTGGCGTGCTTATTGATTACCATAGTACAGACCGATCTGTAGAAATCTGTAAAGAAATCTGCCCTCATTGGCAAGTTGTTAAATCAATGCACACACAGTTTGATAGTGCCGCATGCGATTATGAAATAATGTTTTATGAAAATCAACTTAGTGGTTGGAGAATAGCACTCACTACAACAGAATTTTTAGTTGGTAATGTTGATTTACTTGCTCATAATTTACCTAACAAACAACAGCATATTATACCCGGTATAAGATTTACAAAATGGGATCCAATGGGATCGTTGGATAAAAACAAGCCATTGTGGGAACAAATACACACTGGAATAAATTATTACGAAAATCCTACCGCACACCAAGGCAGAAGTTTTCACAATTTTAGTTTTTTAGAGTATCCAGTGGGTAGGCATTACTGGCCACCTACAACAGAAGCAGCAATTATATTTCACTATGCTAATTGTTTAGTTGGTGCTCCTATGTTAAAACGAAGATTGCAAATTCAGCATAAAATATCCGATAGAGATAGAGAAAAATTAATAGGAAATCATCATTTTGTTGATAACGGGGGTTTAAATTTTACTAACCTTTATATCATGCACCGCGATTACATTTCTATCGGAGAAACAGATTGTAGTGATTTAATGGCAAAAGTTTTATAACATTGTCATCAAATTGTAATAATTTTGTAGTACAATTTCTGTAAATACTAGTGTTCAACACAAGGAGAAAAGTATGAACAAAATATTCGCTATGTTATTAGCGTTTGTGACAATTACATCACACGCACAGACAATTAATGGAGCCGGGGCAACTTTCCCGGCCCCACTTTATTCTAAATGGGCTGAAGCCTATAATAAAGAAACAGGAGTAAGACTTAATTATCAGAGTATCGGCAGCGGTGCCGGTATTAGACAAATCGAAGGTAAAACAGTTACCTTCGGTGCAAGTGACATGCCACTCAAAGATGATAAATTAGCAAGTTTGGGAGCGACACAGTTTCCTACTGCCATCGGAGGAGTGGTTCCAATTATTAATATGAAGGATATCAAGCCAGGCGAAATGAAGTTGACTGGTCCAGTTTTAGCAGAAATTTATTTAGGTAAAATTAAAAAATGGAACGATCCTGCAATTATTAAACTAAACCCCACATTGAAACTGCCCGATCAAGATATCATGGTTGTCCGTAGAGCAGACGGTAGTGGTACTACTTTTATTTGGACTAACTACCTAAGTAAAGTAAGCAAAGAATTTAAAGAAGCAATAGGAGAAGGTACTGCTGTTAACTGGCGAGTAGGAGCAGGCGGTAAGGGTAATGAAGGTGTTGCACAAATGGTTCGCCAATTACCAGGTTCATTGGGTTATGTTGAATATGCATATGTTAAACAAACTAAAATGAATTGGGTACAAGTGCAAAATCGTGACGGTGTTTGGGTCGCCCCAGATGATGAAACATTTAAAGCTGCTGCTGCAAATGCTACTTGGGATAAAACATTTTATCAAATACTAACGGATCAGCCGGGTAAAAATAGTTGGCCAATCACAGGTGCAACTTTTATCATTATGTATTTAAACAATGGTAATAATTCTAAAGATGCACAAGAAGCATTGAAATTCTTTAGATGGGCATTTGCTAAAGGTGACAAAATGGCAGAGGATTTAGATTATGTTCCTTTGCCAGATTCTGTAGTTGCGTTAGTTGAAAAAGAAATAAGTAAGATAAAATAATAAAACTATCTAGAAAAAGCCGCTTAGCGGCTTTTTTTATGGGTAAATGTAGCCTTCATAAGTAATATAAATAGCTATGAGTATATAAACTCAAATACAGACTATAACACACAAGGAGAACCAATATGAAAACAGTCGGCGATAAATTGACAGCATTTACAATTACTGGCGTAAAGCCAGGTCAACCAGAAGATGCATTCTTCCCAATCACAGAAAAAAGTTTTGAAGGCAAATGGAAAGTAATTGTATACTATCCAAAAGACTTCACATTTGTATGCCCTACAGAAATTGTAGCATATGATAAGTTATTTAAAGATTTTGAGGATCGTGATGCAGTTCTATTAACAGGTAGTACAGATAACGAGTTCTGTAAAGTTGCTTGGCAAAAGCATCATCCAGACCTACGCGGTATTCGTCATATTCAATTCGCAGATACTGCCCGTCATCAAACAGGTGAAGAACGTGGAAGTGTCAGCTTGATTGAGCAACTAGGTGTATTCTATGCGCCTGCTGGTGCAGCACTACGCGCCACTTTTATCATTGACCCGGACAATGTTATTCAGCATGTTACAGTTAACAATTTAAATGTTGGCCGTAGTCCAGAAGAAACGTTGCGTGTTTTAGACGCTTGCCAAACAGGAGAACTATGTCCATGTAGTCGTCCTATAGGTGGAGACACATTGTAATAGATGAAAAAGATTTTTGTAAATGGAACCTTCGATGTCCTACATGTAGGACATTTGGCCCTATTAAACTTTGCAAAGAATTTGGGCGATCACTTAATTGTTGGTATTGATAGTGACGAAAGAGTTAAAGATTTAAAAGGAAAACATAGGCCAATTAACAATGTGTATGAGCGAAGGGTCATGTTACAAAATCTAAAGGCAGTAGATGAAGTTGCTATATTTGACACTGATGAAGAATTAATTGAATTAATTAAACAAAGTGATATTATGGTAAAAGGCGGAGACTATAGCAACTTACCAATTATAGGTAAAGAATATACAACTGTTGTTTTGTTTGAAAGAATTAATGGATATTCAAGCACAGAGAAAATTCAAGATATTATTAATCGGGGATAACTGTACTGATGTGTATCATTATGGTACAGTCGATAGAATTAGTCCTGAAGCACCTGTTCCTATATTTAAATTTAGTCACGGTGAATCTAAATCAGGTATGGCTGGCAATGTGCTTAAAAATCTAGAGGCTTTGGGATGCACAGTACATTTTGTATCTAGTGAAAAAATTAGTACTAAAACACGACTTATTGATATTCGTAGCAAACAACAGTTACTAAGAATTGATAATGATGTAGAGGCTGAGCCAATAGATATCAATCAATTTGAACATTTTAATTATGATGCAATTGTTATAAGTGACTATAACAAGGGTGCAATCACTTATGAACTTATTGAATCTTTGCGTAAACAATTTGTAGGTCCGATGTTTTTAGATACAAAAAAGCAAGATATTTCTAGATTTCATGGTATCTATGTAAAAATTAATGAATTAGAATATAAAAATAGGTATAGTATTAATGATAGTTTGATTGTTACATTGGGTAATAAAGGTGCTATGTATAAGACAGGTAGAGATTCTAAATACGAAATTTTTTATCCTACTCCTGTTGTTGAAGTTTCAGACGTGTGCGGTGCAGGAGACACTTTTTTAGCTGCTCTTACATATCAATTTCTTGATACTATGGATATAAGTTATGCAATTGAATTTGCAAACAACGCTGCATCAATTACGGTTCAGCATTTGGGCAATTACGCTCCCACACTAGAGGAAATATCATGACAACAAGATTAGAAGGATTTGTTGAAAAAGGTTGGGGACATGAATTTATTTTTGCTACAAACGAAAAGTATTGCGGTAAAATATTAAAATTTAACAAGGGCGCAAAATTCAGTATGCATTTTCATGCTGAAAAGGACGAAACATGGTTCGTGTTAGAAGGAAAATTTATTGTAAAATATATTGATACTAAAACAGCAACAGAACATGAACAAGAACTTAATCAAAATGATGTATGGCGTAATTTACCATTATTCCCGCATCAAGTGATTTGTGTCGAGGAAGGTGTTATAATTGAAGTCTCTACACCTGATAGTGTAGAGGACAATTATAGAGTAGCAAAGGGTGACAGTCAAAAATGAAAACATACATCGTTGATATAGATAATACTATTTGCATTTCATCAAACAGTGATTATGCTAATAGCCAACCTATATATGAGCGCATAGCAAAAATTAACAAATTGTATGACGATGGAAATACTATTATTTACTGGACTGCCAGAGGTGGCAACAGTGGTATAGATTGGACAGATAAAACACATAGTCAGTTAGCGGCTTGGGGATGTAAATATAATGAAATCCGTATGAATAAACCTGTATACGATTTATGGATTGATGATAAGGCAATTAACAGCGAGGAATATTTTAAATGAAAATACTACTCACAGGACATAACGGCTTTATAGGTTCTAACATGTTAAAAGCCCTACATGAGCATGAGGTTACAACTTTTGAATGGGGCGATCTCTTGCCTGATGTTTCGGGTCATCAATGGGTAATACACATGGGTGCAAACAGTTCAACCACTGAAAGAAACATTGAAAAAATAATGATGCAAAATGTTGATTTTAGTGTATGGTTGCTTAGAGAATGTATTAAAAACGGAGTCGATTTTCAGTATTCTAGTAGTGCAAGTGTTTATGGATTGCGTACAAGTAACTTCACAGAGGATGCTCCTGTTGATCCTAGAAATCCATATGCGTGGACAAAATATTTATTAGAAAGACATGTTGAAAATATTCCAGTCAAAGACAGAAAAGGCATACGAATTCAAGGTTTTAGATATTTTAATGTATATGGATTAAACGAGGATCATAAAAAAGATATGGCTAGTCCATATCATAAATTTGCAAAACAATTTAAAGAAACAGGTAAAATTAAACTCTTTGAAAATAGTGACAAATATTATAGAGATTTTGTTCCAGTCGAGCAAGTGTGCCAAACTCATCTAGATTTTTTAACTGTAAAAGAATCAGGAGTTTGGAATATAGGCACAGGTGTACCCAAAAGTTTTTATGATGTGGCACTTAGTATTGCACCCAAAGAATGTATAGAATTTATACCTATGCCAGATAATTTGCGAGATAGTTATCAAGCATATACCTGCGCAGATATGACAAAAACAAACAATAGTTTACAACAAAAAGGAAATTAAAATGGAAGCAATGGCATCAGTTCCTCCTATTACAATTGGTGGAAATTGGGTAGAACAAGTAAAGGAAAGTATTCCTGATCATGCAAAAGATATTAAATTGAATTTAGATGCAGTGATAAATCGCAGTGGGTTAGACCCTGTAGATACTCACGCAATTGCATATACAGCAGCATTGGCCGCAGGTAATGGTGGTTTGGCTTTTGAAATTGAGCATAACAGTCCATTATTTAAAAATGAGCCTGAAAGATTAGCAGCAAAGACTGCCGCCGCATTAATGGGGATGAATAATACTTATTATCCATTTGTAGAAATGACAGGTGATGCAGACCTTAAGGGATTGCCGCCCGGACTACGAATGAATGCGTATGCAACGCACGGTGGAGTGTCAAAGAAAAAGTTTGAGATGTATGCATTGGCTGCAAGTATTGTAGGCAAATGTCATTTTTGTGTAAAAAACCACTATGATGTTTTAAAGAAAGAAGGTATGACAGTTGCAGAGTTGCAAATGGTGGGTAAAATTGCAAGTGTAATTAATGCTATTGGTAAAATTGCGGTATAAATAGTATTAGATTTCTAGAGGGAAAGTATGTTAGAAAAGTTACGGGCTAAAATAACGGAAAAAGCCGGGCAAATGGTGGAAGTAGTTAAAGTTCCCGATCATGTGCGTGAAGAAAGGCTAAACATTTGCCTTGCATGTGATGATTTAGTTCCAAAAATTAACATGTGTAATAATTGTGGTTGTATTGTAAATGCAAAAACATGGATTCCTTCTACTAAATGCCCGATAGACAAATGGGGTAGATATCCTATCAAATCTGTTTAGTCCAAGGTTTTATTATTAATCAGCATAAATATATTGTACGAAGGAAAAACACATGAAATTCATCATCGATTTTAAAAACGATTTATCAGAACAAGAAATCACTAACTACATTACCTCAGTAAATGGAACAGTAGTTAAGACTTTTCAGTTAACAGAAAAAACTTTTTTGGTAGATTGCCCATCAGAACCAACTTTTGATGCTACCATACACGAACATATTATTAATGATGATGAACATCATGTGCAATTACTTAATTCTACTGTAATATTTGACCAGACATGGGGATCAACCACTCTAGCAGGTCCTACAGTTACTATTTCTACAACTGATAATAATGATTGGTGGAAAAATTATGTAATTAAAAAACCAAAATTTGATGAACCTTCGTATACTGTTGATAGAAAAGGCACAGGATATGTAGTTTATGTTATGGATAGTGGTTGCGATATATCCCATCCTGATTTTGTTGGAAGACCGATAAGTAATTTGTTTTCTTTTACTGGTAACTTTACTGATTCAAATGGTCATGGTACCGGACTTGCTAGTGTTATAACTGGTAATACCTGTGGCATTTCTAATGCCACTGTCAAAGTTGTTAAAATTTTCCAAAATGACACACCAACTAAACAAAGTGATATGGTTAATGCGTTAGACGCAATTTATAACGATTTTATACAAAATGATTACGAAAATGCTGTAATAAATTGCAGTTGGACAATAAGCAAGAATACCTTTATAGAATCGAAATTTCAAATTTTACATAATATGGGATGTGTAATTGTAGCAGCCGCTGGAAACAATGGCACACCTATTGAGGATGTAACTCCTGCTAGTATGAATAGTGCAATCACGATAGGAAGTTATAATCAAGATTTGCAACCATGTGATTTTAGTAACTACACAGGTAGTGCTGTAAGTGTTACACAAGCAGCTACAAATCACGGGGCGTTAGATGGGTGGGCTCCTGGTATTGATATTTATGTAGCTTTAATTAACAACGGTTACGGATTAATGGCAGGAACAAGTATTTCGACTGCCATTCAAAGTGCAGTAATAGCCTATAATTTGACAACTTATGCATTATCGGTACCTAGAAATCTACCACATAATGATTTTGTAGCACAATCAAGTTTGTCAAGATTAAATATTTTAGACCTTAGTGATCCTAAATACGTTGATTCAAAAAATGCTATAGCCACTGTTCATACTGAAGTTGCTGATGTAACTAACGGGTCATATTCTGCTGCGTCATTGGCATATTCTGGAACAAACTTCTCACAGCGCATATGCGATCCTAGAGCATATAAACGCCTTGAAATTAATGGAAATTTACCAGCTGGATTTACAGTTGACCAGTACGCTATGTTTGGCGGAGGCCCAGCACAAACAGTTACTGAAATTACTACAGTTGAAGTTCCTTTCGTATTGATTGACAACGAAGATAAAGAGTTTCCTTTTATGTTTAAAATAGTAACTGTCCCTAGTGACTGGAATATAGGTGACGGTACGAATGATCCAACGCTGGATTTGATCTTACAGGGCGGCTGTAGTCAACGAGACTGTTCAAATCCAGGCTGCTTTAATAATTGTGGAGCCTTCTTATGCAATCAATATCCTGACAAAGGTTGTGCTTATGGTGTCGGCGCACGGTGCGAATGTTATTTCTAAAAAATGCATTGGGCAAAAATAAATGGCAATGTAGTAGATTTTAGTGTCGCAGAATTAAATAGATGTTCTGTGCAGGAAGCTGCAAAATTAACCATAACTAAAATTCTTCAAAACTATCCTCCACCTTATAATTTAATGATAAGTGGAGGAATAGATAGTCAAGCCATGTTATATTTATGGAATAAATTTGGTTCTGACTTTATACCCACATCAGTCCTTTATAATTCAAATTTAAATTTGTACGATGTGATGGATTTAAATAATTTAAATGTTAAATACAATTTTAAAATTAAGTATATAAATTTTGATATTTTATCTTTTTATGAAAAAGAGGTTCATGATTATGCCTTAAAATACAAATGTAGCAGCCCTTGTATTAACGCACATATTAAAATGTCAGAAAACCTTCAAGGCACCGTTATATTTTCCGGAGATTTTATAGCAGCACAGAAACCAGTTTTATCAAATGCTATATTAGGATTGTATAGGGCAAGTTTACAAAGGGAGAATTTAATCCCATATTTTTTTCTGCACACGCCTGAGTTAGCATACTCTATGCAAAAACCAATAATATCTGAGCCAACTTATGCCGACATTGAACAAGTTGGCTATGATTTTAAAATTGCTAACTATAAAAATAACCATCTTCCGATAACACCTCAAAAACAAAAATCGACTGGCTTTGAAAAAATCAAAGATATTTATGATGAAAAATATGCACATCTAGTTCCGCCAATTAATAGGCTTAGGTTTGCTAAAAAAGCTAGTAAGAGAACATTTGATTTACTGTTAAGGTATCCGTATGAAATTATGTTCGGAGACCAGCCGCTTCAGTTTATAATTAACAAATTGGGCTAATGAGTGTTTGACTTTTATTAAAACTTGATATATAATTACACAATATTAATTCACAGGACTAAATAAATTACTATGATAAACTTTACTTGTAACATACTAAAACATCAGGCATTATGGTCTATTCAAGCCATGAATACCTTTGCGCCAGTATATCCAACAAGTAACCGTGGCACAGAGGATTCAAGAGGTGACCAGGGGACTAGGTAAAGTCTAAGTAGTAAAAGATTTATCAAGCCCCTGGGAAACTAAAAAGTCCCAGGGGTTTCCAATTACATAGTTATATTTGACAAAAAATGGAGAATAAAGTAGAATTCAAAACTTACAAATTTACAGATTGGTCGAGGCACACTTTTTTGACACCAGAACAACGAAAACAGTTGTTGACTGAAAAAATTGAACGTGCTAAGATGCAATATCTTGCTAATCAAAAATGTCCGGCTAGGGCATTTAGATGATTAGAAGCGTGACAAGGCAACGAGGGCCGGCACACAACGCTATATAAAATGTGACGAACGGGCGGACTGTAGGATGGAGTCTCTTTTGTGAGACAAAAAATTACAGGCTAGTGTATAACACTAGCATAGCGTAGAAATACGCTATTCTATAATATATTGAAGAACAACGCCCTTGGAACACGAAACTAAGACCAGCACTCAGTATATTATAGAATAGTGTATAGGGGGTTCGCCAAGTGGTAAGGCATCTGATTTTGATTCAGACATTCGGTGGTTCGATCCCATCACCCTCTGCCAAACAATTTGCCTCATTAGCTCAGTGGTAGAGCACCGTCTTGATAAGGCGTAGGTCCGTGGATCGTTCCCACGATGAGGCACCAAACAATTGGGGGATTAGCTCATCTGGGAGAGCGCCTGTTTTGCAAGCAGGAGGTGATCGGTTCGAGTCCGATATCTTCCACCAATATAACTCCGTATAGCGTAATCTGGTAGCGTTCCTGGTTTGGGGCCAGGCGGTTGGGGTTCAAATCCTCATACGGAGACCAATAAAAAAGGAATGATATGCTAACAGATAGTATAGAAATACCACTTGAGTATTTTTCATGTACTTCAGGAGATACTGAACTTAGAGTAAATGAAAATCATATCTCATTATATGAGAATGGCCAAAGTTGGATGGGTTTAAATTTAACAACAAAATGGCAAGCTAATGAATTTGTTTTTGAACTAAGTGAAGCTAATGGCATTTGTATTACCACTGGATTAGGTTTAGGAGTGATTCAAACCTTATTGCTTAAAAATCCAAAGGTCACTAAAGTTGTAGTATATGAAAAAAATAAAAATGTAATCAATATTTTTCATGAACTTGTTAGTAAAAATAAGTTTGACATATCTAAACTTGAAATTATACATTTTAATGCTGATGACATACAAAATGTTTCATGTGATTGTATGTTTTTAGATCATTTTGAACATGAACCTTATAATGAAATTGTAGATCGGGTAAAAAATATTTCAGAACAAAATACCTGTAATTTATTGTGGTATTGGCCGGGAGTAAAACATTTCACTACATTCTGTGTATCGTCAAGTTTACCATTGAATAATTCTTCGTTTCAAATTTGGAAAAATTTAACTGGTATCAAAAATTTGCCCAATGAATTGACAGATTTGCAATTGAATTACATTACTAAAGTTCGCACGGTATACATTGACCTCTTTAAGGGTTATCAAAAAACAGAAACTGAAAATC